CCTGCTGGAAACTGATGGAATAGACCAAGCCACGGTCGATGCGCTCAGATCCCAGATGATTGTCTCAGCCGATCCGGTGGTGGGCGAGGCAACGCTCTATGGCCGCGCTCATGTGGATCATGTTGCTAGCGCAAATGGGTTGGCGTTGATTGAGGAGACGGAGTTAGTCTGATGCCTCTGAAGCGCGGCAAGTCGAAGAAGGCGATCAGCTCGAACATCCGCACGGAGATGGCATCGGGCAAGCCGCGCCGCCAAGCAATAGCCATTGCTTTGTCAAAGGCAGGCAAATCACGTAAGAAGAAGAAATGAAGTTTGATCCGTTTGACATACGCGAACAGCAACGTGCTGATGCTGATGCCCGTCACGAGGCATCCCTTGAGCGGCGCAATACGGCTGAGAACTGGGCATGGTTGATGTCCAGCAAGCGCGGTCGCGCATTGATGCGTGACATGCTGCACTTCTGCGGGGTGTACCGATCGAGCTTTACCGGAAACAGCGAGACATATTTTCGGGAGGGACAGCGCAATGTCGGCATGTACCTCCTGTCGCAGGCGCAGGAACACGCGCCAGACTTTTACATTGAGATGATCAAAGAGGCACAGGATGCTTGAAGACACTGAACAGATTGAGGCCACAGAGGCCACACAGGACACACTGATTACTGCCGAAGCTAACACCGAGGGTAGCCAGTCAGATGTGCAGGAGGCGGGAGCTTCCGAACAGCAAGAGGCAGAAGGAGCTTCTACAGAGGAAAACCAGCCCTCTGAAGATGAAGCTGCCAAGGCGCCGGATGATTATGAGTTCAGCATGCCGGAGGGTGTCACGATTGATGACGCCACGCTCGGTGATCTGAAGACATTGTCGAAGGATCTTGGCCTGTCGCAAGAGCAAGCGCAGAAGATCGCTGATCTTGGCGTGCAGCAGTCTCAGCGTTGGGCTGAGCAGCAGGTTGAATATGCAAAGCAGGTTCGCGAGGAGTGGGCTGAGCAGGTAAAGGTGGACAAGGAAATCGGCGGCATGTCGATGGACGAGACACTGTCTACTGCGCGCCAAGCATTGAAGGCATATGGCACACCGGAGCTTGTGAACTTGTTGAATGAGACGGGACTGGGTAACCATCCTGAGATGATCAGGGCGTTCTCGCGCATCGGTAAAACGATCGGGGACGACAGTGTGGTGCCGGGCGGACGTAACAGTAACGAACCGCTCGATCCGGCTAAACGTCTGTATAACAACTCCGAACTAGCATAGGAAAATCTAAATGGCTACTCTCTCAACCATTCATCCGACACTGTTGGATGTAACCAAGCGTCTGGACCCAGACGGTCGTGTTGACATGATCGCTGAGATCCTGACGGAAACCAACGAGATCCTCGACGACATGGTCATGATGGAAGGCAACCTTCCGACCGGCCACCGTTCAACGATCCGTTCTGGTCTGCCGACCCCCACATGGCGCAAGCTGTATGGTGGCGTTCAGCCGTCCAAATCAACCACTGTCCAGATCACTGACACCACGGGTATGCTGGAAGCATATGCCGAAGTCGATAAGACGCTTGCTGATCTGAACGGCAACACCGCTGGGTTCCGGCTCTCTGAAGATCGCGCTCACATTGACGGGATCAACCAAGAGTTCAGTTCTTCGCTGTTCTACGCTTCTGAGGCAACTGCCCCTGAAGAGATCACCGGCTTTGCTCCACGGTTCAACAGCCTTTCGGCTGAGAACTCTGAGAACATTGTTCAGGAGGCTGGCATCTCTGGTCAGACTGACTGTTCGTCCATCTGGCTTGTCGTCTGGGGTGGCAACACCTGCCACGGCATTTATCCTCGTGGCACGATGGGTGGCTTGCAGGTCGAAGACAAGGGCCAAGTCACGATCGAGAATGTTGACGGTTCTGGCGGACGCATGGAAGCCTACCGGACGCATTACTGCTGGAAGGTTGGTCTGACTGTACGTGACTGGCGTTATGTCGTTCGTGTTCAGTTCGACAGTGGCAACCTCACGGGTGACGCTGCTTCTGGTGCAAACCTCATCGACCTCATGACGCAGGCCGTTGAGATCCCGCCCCAGCTTTCTGCTGGTCGTGCTGCGTTCTACTGCAACCGCCGCACCAAGTCCTTCCTGCGTCGTCAGATTGTAGAGAAGGTATCGGCATCGACGTTGAGCATGGACCAGATTGCTGGTAAGCATGTGATGACATTCGATGGCATCCCTGTTCGCCGGGTCGATTCGATCCTGAACACTGAGACAGCTGTTAGCTAAGGAGATACAGATATGATTCTCGACGAAAGAAATGAGTTTGCTGACAACGTCGCGGTACAGACGAACACCAGCACCACTCTGATTGGTGACGTGATTGATCTCGGCACTGCTTCCCGTGACATTGGTAATGGCGAGACCATGTACCTTGTCATCAAGACGGGTGCTACGGAGATCATCACGAGCGGCGCCGCCGGAACGATCAAGTTCCAGCTTGCGTCAGACGCTCAGGCAGCGATTGCAACCGATGGCACTGCCACGGTTCACTTCGACACGGGTGATCTCGTGAACGATGACGCTGGCAACAACGCCGCCCAGCTCAATGCTGGCGAAACGATTGCACAAGTGGCCCTGCCGCTTGGCACGTATGAGCGTTATCTTGGCATCCTCTGCACCACAGCGACGACTGCGCCGTCTGAGGGAACGATTGATGCGTTTCTGACCAAAGATCCGTCTGCGTGGAAGGCATATGCCAACGCGCCGGGCGCTGCCATTTAAGGAGGCTGAACAATGGCTAGTATCGATATCAACGTAAAGTCCGTAGGCGAGACCCTGCTGGATGGTTTCATCACTGCGGGTGCGATCAAGATCGCATCGCTCTTCCTGCTTGCCCCCGACACCGGCATTGCTGAACAGCCACTGGCGTTCGTTGCTGTGCTCGGCGTTGGTGCCCTTGCATGGAAGGCTGCTCGCTCTTGGGTAGCGTTTACTTAAGGAGTGGGTCATGAAGCAGGTTCGAGCAAAAGCTACTGGTTTCTATAACGGCGCACGTGTTTACGCTGGTCAGCTGTTCTCTGTCCCGGATGAGTTCAACGGCTCATGGTTCGAGGCAGAGGGTGAAGCAGCGGCACCAAAGCGTCGGCGTCGGCGTCGTGCAGAAGCAGAAGCTGCGCCAGAGCCTGAGACCGCTGTCGCAGAAGAGACTGCGTCAGAAGAATAACGGTGTGGGGGGAGCGATCCCCCCTCCCATTTTTTGTAGGGTGCAGGCATGGCGAGTGCGTTAGATATTTGCAATTTGGCCTTGTCGCTGTTGGGCGACCGGGCGAATGTTTCCAGCATCGACCCGCCAGAGGGTTCTGCACAAGCCGAGCATTGCGCTCGGTTTTATCCATTAGCCCGTGACACGATCCTCTCCATGCACGCATGGACGTTCGCAACCAAGCGGGCAATCCTGTCCAGTATCACGACAGCATATCCTCCGCCTGAGACGTGGGAGTATACCTACGCTGTGCCGAGCGACATGTTGAAGGTGCTTGGTGTTTACCGTGCTGCGGGCACGTATGACGAAGACAAGGTACAGATCGAATATGAGGTGTCTGGCGTAAACAACACTCGCGTGCTGTATGCCGACATTGATGACCCGGTGATCCGTTATGTTGTGGACGTGACGGACCCGACGAATTTTTCTCCGCTGCTGGTCAATGCGATTGCCTACACTCTGGCAAGCCATCTGGCGGGACCGATCATCAAGGGCCTCGACGGCATCAAGGTCAGCGAGGCGATGTTGCAGCGCGGTCTGGCCTATGCTGAGAAGGCAAAAGCAGAGGATGCTAATCAGGCGAACAGATCATTTGTCCAGCGCGACACGCGCCATCCGGCATCGTGGATAGAAAATCGCGGTTCGCTGTGGCCATACACAGACAGCAAGCCGTTACCAGATGCCTAAGATTTACGCTCGGTCATTCAACGGTGGGATCATCTCGCCGGAAATGTATGGTCGCCTTGACGACGTGAAGTACAACACCGGGCTTGCCCGGTGCAATAATATGATCGTGTTGCCGCAGGGGCCGGTGGTAAACAGGCCGGGCACCCAGTTTGTGCGCGAGGTGAAGGACAGCACCAAGTACACGCGCATGATCCCGTTTCGGTATTCGACGACGCAGACCACTGCGATCGAGGCGGGCGAGGCGTACTTCAGGTTTCATACGTTTGGTGCGACGCTGCTGTCGCCAACGACGAGCATACCGGCATATAGCGGATCAAGCACGTACAGCGCTGGTGATGTTGTCAGCGAGAGCGGCAAGACGTGGTACGCGGTGCAGGACGTTCCGCTCAGCACGACACCGAGCAGCAATGTGTACGACAACACGCCTGTCGTGTCTTCAACGTGGACAGAAACGGTTGGCCAGCAGCTGACGTTGCCGGTGGGTTATGAGCTGGTCGGTGATGAGCTGCCGGAAACGGTTGAGGTTGGAAAGCAGATCGCAATCTCTCGCGTGGTTTACCAGCGCGGCACATATGGCACGCAAGTGGATGAGGGTTCAGAGTTCAATCTGAATGACTTCGTGTTCGACGATCCTGTCGGCACGACATATTACATCGGCTACACCGGGACATCGGTATCTGCACCAACCGGATACTGGATGGAGATGGGTGTCGTTTACGAGATCCCGAGCCCGTATGCAGAGATAGATCTCAGGGACATCAATTATGTCCAGTCGGCAGATGTGCTGACGCTAGTGCATCCGAAATACGCGCCACGTGAGCTGCGCCGTGTCGTCAATAATATGGGCGACATTGCGTATGTGCTGGCAGGCATAGAGTTTGGGTCTGAGCTGACAGCGCCGACAATCCAGACGGTGGCGAAAACCAATCCCAACAGCCCGGTCGTGGGACCGCAGAGTTATAATTACGTAGCCACCACGGTCAGTGACGACCAGCTTGACGAGAGCGAGGCGTCCACAGCGTCCAGTGTTACCGGCCAGCAGCTATTCGACACCGGCGCATATAATACGATCACGCTGGCTGCGCCGATCACGCGCCACAATATCTACAAGCAGCAGGGTGGCTTGTACGGCTACATTGGGCAGATCACAACGGCGTCCATGATCGACGACAACATTGCGCCGGACATGTCCAAGACCCCACCGGAGAACCGCGATCCGTTCACTGACCCGGTAACGCCGGATTACCCACGAGCCACTGCATACTTCGAGCAGCGCCGGGTGTTTGGTGGCACACCGCTCAAGCCTCAGACGTTCTTCATGTCGAAGACGGGCGTTGAGGACAGCTTTGATTATTCGATCCCGGTGCGTGACGATGACGCGATCGAGGTGCGGATGGCATCTCGTGAGGCCAACACGATCCGTCACATCGTGCCGATCGGTGATCTGGTTATCTTCACTGACAGTGCAGAGTGGCGTGTCACGTCTGTTAATTCAGACGCCATTACGCCGACCAGCATCGTGGTGCGCCCGCAAAGCTACATTGGTGCTAACCATGTTCAGCCGGTCGTGGTCAGCACGCAGGCGGTATACTCCGCAGCGCGTGGCGGACATGTGCGGGCATTGGGTTATGACTTCAACGTCAACGGCTACGTGTCGGTAGACCTGTCGATCCGCGCAGCGCACCTGTTTGACTACAAGACGATCACGGCTCTGGCGTATGCCAAGGGGCCAATCCCGATCGTGTGGGCGGTGTCGAGTGACGGCAAGCTGCTGGGGCTGACCTACATCCCGGAGCAAGAGGTCTATGCTTGGCACACGCACGAGACGCAAGGCAGCTTTGAAAGCATCTGCACTGTGGGCGAGGGCAATGACGACGTTGCTTATGTCGTGGTTAAGCGCACGTTTGATGAGACGACAGTGCGCTACATTGAGCGTCTGGGTGCGCGTTATTACGAAAGCCTCGAAGAGTTCTTCGGCGTTGATAGCGGTCTGACGTACAGAGGATCGCCCGTGACGGTCATCAGCGGGTTGAGCCATCTTGAGGGGCAAGAGGTCGCAATCCTCGCTGACGGAGCTGTACAGCCACGACAGACGGTAACGGGTGGCGCGATTACGTTACAGTCAGCAGCCAGCCTTGTTCACGTAGGATTACCAATTACTGCGGAGATCCAGACGCTGCCGGTAACGGCGGAGATCGAGGCGTATGCTCAGGCCACGATCAAAACCGCCTACAAGGCAACGCTGCGGGTTCACCGGTCTAGTGGCTTCTTTGTCGGCACCAAGCTCGACAATCTGATTGAGACAAAGGTTCGAGCGGACGAGGCGTATGGTACGCCACCTGCTTTGAGAACAGGTGAAATAGATGTAGAGCTGGACAGTGGCTGGTCGCGTGGCGGACAGATCATTGTTCGTCAGGCAGATCCGGTCCCGCTGGAGATTTCCGCAATGACCGTGCATGTGCAGCTAGGAGGCTAAATGTCAGAATCGAGCGCAGCTACGGCATCCTTGAGCGCGCAGGGCGCTGGATTAGCAATGCAGACTGTCGGCAGCTACTACGCTGCTAAGGGTCAAAAGATGCAGCTTAAGTTGCAGGCTCGCATGGCGGAGCTAAACGCGAAGATGGCGGAGAGCCAAGCGCGTGATGTGTTGATGCAGGGTCAGCGTGCTGAGCAGGCGGTGCGCATGAAGGGTGCGCAGGTTAAGAGCGCGCAGCGTGTGGCGATGGGTGCGTCTGGTGTTGATCTGGCGTCCGAGACGGCGGCGGCATTGCAGACATCTACCGACTTCCTGTCTGAGCTGGACGCGAACACGGTAAAGGCTAATGCGTTACGTGCTGCGTGGGGGCAGCGCATGGAGGCTGTAAACTATCGCGGGCAGGCCATTATGGGGCGTGCGCAGGCGAGAGCGATTAGTCCCTTCATGGCAGCAACGGGCACATTGCTGGCTGGTGGTGCGCAGATGGCTGGTCAGTATGCTGGCTTTAAAGAAAGTGGAGCCATCTGATGCCTCGTGTGCCGACATACCAGCCGTTTCAGGTGCAGCCGAGTGTAGGACCGGGGCCTGCATTTAGTGGCCCTCGTGGACCGGGGGCGGCGGAGATAGCTGGTGAACAGCTCCAGCAAATGGGCCAAGCGATCGGGCAGGCTGGCGAGGTTATGGGCAGGTTTGCGCTTGCGGAGCAGGAGAAGATTAACACTGCGCGCCTGCGTGATTTGAAGCACCAATTCCGTAACGAGATCCAGCAAGTTGAGCTGGAGATGTCGGAGCTAAAAGGTGCCGAGCTGGTGTCTGGTGATGAGCCAGCAATGGAGCGGTTCAATGAGCGGGTGTTGCAGAAGCGCGCAGAGCTTGAGGGGCAGCTTAGCAATGAGTGGTTGCAGCGTAATTTCGCGCCGGTAGCTGACGAGCTGTTCTACTCTTACTCGGACCGGGCATTGGCCTATGAGGCCGAGCAGTCTCAATTTTACAAGCTCGAAACGCTGAAGGCAGACACGGTCATTGCTGCCGAGGACTTCGCGCTAGATCCAACACAAGACAATCTGAGCGTGCTGAAAGACGATCTTCTGGAAATGGGCAGGGATTATGAGGGGCTTGAGGATCAGGCGCTGGATGTGTTCGTGCAGGACAGCTTAGACGAACTGGTAACCGCTCAGATCGAGGTTCTGCTTGACCGACCGGGCGGTGTTGCTGCTGCTGGCATATTGCTCGGTACGGCGCAGGGCGAAATTTCTCGCACAGCACGTGAGAGCATCAACGCGACACTGAAGGAAAAAGAGGACGAAGGCCGTATTATTGGCATTGTTCAGGGCTGGGTGTCGCAGGGCAAGACACGCCAAGAGGCATATGATCTCGCATTGAAGGAAGATCCAGACGACATCGAGGCGATCGAAGAGCGAATTTATCGGGTCTACAATCGGCAGGATGCAGCAGACCAAGAGGTCCAGCACAATCTAAAGGAACGGTATGGCGACCAGATCCGGTCGGGTGTCCGTTTCGAAGACATCCCGCTGTCGGTTCGCCGTCAGATGGATCAGGGCGTTCTTGATTATCTGGAGCGTCTTGATGACGAGCAGAACGGTGTGATGCCAAGGCAAACCGATATGGCGGCATTGGTTGAGTCACAGCAGCTCATGATTAACCAAGGCCCAACGGCAGCGTATCGTTACGTGGTTGAGAACGCAGACAAGTTTTCCACGGCAGACTTTGAGCAGTACACCAACAAGTACTCGGGCATGATCAAAGATCCGCAACAGCTGGAAAGCTCGCTGACAAATAACCAATATCTGCAAAGCATTGGCGTCACAGATCAGGATCAACGCATCCAAGTGTTGGGCGCATATGACAACTGGTATCAGGAATATCAGGTGGTTAATGGTAAATTGCCATCAATTCTGGAACAGCGTGATCAGTTGGATGCGCTGACAACAGACGATTATATGCGCAGTCGGGGGAGGTTTGGCGGAACCAAGTTTGTTTCCGGCATGGCTGGTGAGCAAGATGTGGCTGGATATGCTCGGTCAATGTCTTTGGCGGCTGTGGAGATACAGCAGCAAACCGGTGTCGCGCCAGAAAGGCAAGACATGGAAAGATTGCTGGCACGAGCGCAGCAGTACTTTGAGGATAAAGGCATAGCCAACCCGACGGGCATAGAGATGCGTCAGCAAATCATGGTAGAGTATCAGCTAATGACGCAAGCTGCCGAACAGATTGGAACGCCGAGGGGTGAAGCTGAATGAGCTTTGTAGTTCGCCAACGGCTGCGTGAAGCGCAAGAACGTCAAGAGGCGGAGCGTCAACGTCTCAGCCAGCAGGCATCAGTGCAGGCTCAGCAGGAGCAGGCACAACAAAGCACATTGTCGGTTGTCGCCACGCAAGACATCAAGCCGAGCCAAAACGTAGCAACCTTCGCGCGAGAGACAGGGCTTCCGGTCAGCGTAGTGTCCAAGCGTGCCGACTTGCTTGATCAGGAGCAGCGTCGCACGCAGGTGTTTGAGACATTGCGGCGTGCGCCAATCCTGTCGAAGGTGGTGGCCAATCCAAACATGGCCGCGACATTGCAGGAGAGCTTGGACCAGCTGGCTGAGTTTGAGGAAAAAAACAGTGTACGCCTGTCAGTTCGACAAGCTGGCAACTTCTTCCATGACCAAGCTAAAGCGCAGATGGCCCGCATGTCGGTTGGTGCTGATCCGATCCGACGTGCGCGAGACGAAGACCTCGGGCTGGTCGAACGGCTGGAGTATGAGGCGGTTCGGCTGCTGATTGGTGAGGGTGCGCCGCGTGTTCTGGGCGCGGGTCAGAAGGCTGCTGCTGCTGCGTCTGGTGTTGTTCAAGTGCCGGAGATGATGACGGCTATTGTGGGCGGTTTGGAGCGCGGAGTACGCCGACCTGTAGGGCGCGCGCTAGAGGAAACTGGCATACCGGGATTGCAGCAGGTGGGGCAGCTTATTGTCTCAACGACTGAGCTGCAAGCGCCGATCTTTGACGCATTGTCAGAAGAGCTGACTGCACTGCGCGAAACACTTCAGCCAGAAGAAATGGACTATCTGGACAAGGTGGCCCAAGGCGTTGGGCAGTTTGCGGCTCAGCTTGCTGTGTTTGTGGCGACTGGCGGTTTACCTGCTTTTGCGGCGGCGTTTGCAATGGGCGGTGGTCAGCAGGAATTGCGGATGCGTGAGCAGGGAATTGATTCATCAAAGCATGGCCTCGCGTTGCTTGGTGGTGGCGCAATTACTGCGGCAACAGAAATTACGCGATTCAATCGGTTTATGAAGATCTTGCCCGCGTCGGCTCGACAGCGTGTATCGGCTGCATTTGCTGGCTCAATAGGCAAAGCAGCGAAGCGTAATGTTACGCGGATCGCCGGGACCGTGGCGCGGGAAGCGGCTGAAGAGGCCACGCAGGAAGCAGTAGAAAACACGCTGCAAAACGCAGTGGCGAAATTAACGTATGAGCCAGACGCAGAAATCTTTGAAGGGTTTGTTGAGTCACTGACTGTTGGCGGTGGTGTAGGTGCGGTCGTAGCGGCAATGCTGGAGGTGGTGCTGCCCGGACGCCTGCGCGACGTAGATACGGACACAACGAAAAAAAGCATCGAAGAGATGCGCGACGTGGTGCAGGCCGCTGTTGCTACCACGCAGCACAAGCAGGATGTCGAGGAGTACATCAACACCGCGACAGAAAACGAGACGGTCGGGCTTGATGCTGACGGCGTGAACGAGCTGTTCCAAGACGACCCTGAAGGCACACGTGCAATGCTTGAGGCATTGGGCGTCAGCGAGGCGGAAATACAGCGTGCCCTTGAGGGTGACGACATTCTGGTGCCAGTCTCAAAGCTGGCAACGATGGAAGATCAGGGTCAATTTGATCAGCTGGTGGATATTGCGCGCACGCGACCAGAGGCAAAGACGCCACGTGAAGCACGCAGGGATGCGGAGGAAGGGTTAGGTCCAGAGCTAACCGAGCAGCTCAACCAGATACTGGATGAAAACGTCGCCCTCGAAACCGACGAGCGCATTGAACAGAACGTGCGTGACCAGCTTTTGCGAGCGGGTGAGTCACGCGACGTGGCCAACGCTGGTGGTCTTATATGGTCACGGGTCTTCCGCATGCTGGAGATGCGCGGAGTAGACACCGCTGCATTGTATGAGCGGCTGGGCTTGCAGGTTGTGGGGCCGGGCCAAGAGCCACCTGCTGCGCCAACACCAGAAGGTGCAGAACTAGAGCAGGATTTAGTTACGCGAGCTTACTATCCGAATCAAGAATGGCTCGAAACCAAGCGGCGTCAAGCGGCGGAACTTCGCGAAACCGCCGAGCCGGGTTCAATCAACAGAACTGTCGGCCCAGCAAATGTGACGGCCTACACGTCAGAAAACGTCGACATTGATGTTAACAGATTAAATGCTCTGCCGGGTGCTTTAGGAGAGGAACTTACTCGCGGCAGAGGGTTTAAGGCGGAAAGGCTGGTACAATCCATAGCGGAGGAGGGCTACAAGCCTTCTCCGATTTTGGTGCAAGTGCGCGAGGACGGCCAAGCCTTTATTGTTGAGGGCAATAACAGAGTTGCGGTAGCCGTTGCGCAAAACCGAGGCACTATTCCGGCTAGAGTGGAGTATCTGAGGGGGGCAGAAGACGTTGCTGGTGATTTCGCGCCCAATACATTGGCGGCAAGACGAACGGAACAACCCACAGAACTAGAGCAGGCCAAGCGTGCAGGCTATGAAGGCCAAGACACGGGTGAGGCCCGCGAGTGGATAAGGGCCAGAGACAAAGGGCTAGACATGTCCGATGAAGCGCGCATGCAACGTGCGCGCGACATGGGATTTGACACGGAGACAAGGCTGTATCATGGGACGGGCAGGCTCGGCAATTTTGAAGAAGGGTTTGACCCAGCGCTTACTGGGAAAGGCGTCGATCAGCATGGCAGCGGTTTTTATTTCACAACGGATCCGGCTGAAGCTTCAATGTATGCAGACGGGCAAGCGGGACAAGCTTCGGCGGGAGTAATACCCGCATACACGAAAATTAAGAATCCGATTGTCATTGATGGAGACAAGCAAACAAATTTAAGAGGTGGCAGCACCAGCTTTACCGAGGAGCAGGTTTATCAAATCATGAAGCGCAATCCAGACATTTATGATCTGGAAAAATCGCCGATCGGTGACTGGTTTGATATTTGGAGTGAGGGCCGAGTTACAGACCAAATGCTTCGCGAAGTCGCCAAGAATTATGCGGGGCGGCCGTTCAACCGCGCATACACGAATCAGTTGAACATGATTGAAGGAGACTTATTCCGCGATAATTCTGAGGCGTTCCGGCGTGCGGTAAATGAAGTAACTGGCATTGATGGCGTTATTGTAAAATTTGACGGCCGCGAGCATCGAATTGCATGGTTTCCAGAACAGATCCGTTCCGTAAACGCAGCCTTTGATCCTGACTTTGCTGATGAGCCTACACTGCTGGCGCAGCAAGCTGCGGATACATCGGTTGCTGGGGGGCTGACAGAGCGCAGCATGATCCGTGTTGCAGACATTGCTGGCGCAACCATCATACCAATCTTTGCTGACCTGACGTCGTCTGGAAACACCGTGGACAAGATCGACGGCGTGCCAGTTACGCCGACGCCGTTTTTCGGTGGACCAAATTTCCCGTATCTCCGTGCGTACCGCGACGCGGGAATGGTGTGGGCGTTTGACGACAAAGGTAAGGTAACTGGTTTGCTGAACCACGTGCGCACACAGCGCGCCAAGGCAATTGAAGAAGGCCGCGATCCGCGCGTAATTGTTACCGTTTTGGCCATGAAGGATGACAGCCACACGTCAAACGCAACCATGATCAATTACATGGTTCGAGCGCTGGATGCGCTTATCAAACTGGGCGACTTTCCGCCGTCGCGTTTGCGTGAAGCGGAGGCGTTTATTCGCAGCAAGGCGACAAAAAAGGATGACGGTTACGACGGACTGGCATCTTTCCCCGGCTTTGCAAACACTGAAGCGTTGGGTGCGTGGGCGCGGGAGGCGACGTTTGCGACCCGCAAAGCATTGGCTAAAGAAATGCGTACAGCGAAGTTCCGGGATTTGATGGAACAGCGCAAGTCAAAAGACCCAACGAAGCGAAAAATATTTCCCATTGAGCGCATAATTAGAGAGGCTATTGACCCGGAGTACCGGGGTACGCAGCAAGGCGACGCGCTCATTGCGTTTGAGGTTGACCCTGACGCGGCCGATAACATCATTGATTTTGACGATCCAAACGTAACTATACCCAAGCATCCGTCGTATCGGTTCGGTTTGCGTGGCAAATTAGTGGGATCGTTTTCGTCGCACATTCCAATGAATGTGTTATACGCCGACATGCTGTCGGAAGTTGTGGGGCGCTCTGACCCTAGATCAGACCCAGCGTATCTCATGAAAAAACCGCGACACACAGACGGACAGGTGGTCACTGATGAGGTAGTAAAGCTGGCCACGCAGCTTGAGGCGCTGGAGGATTACAAAACGGCGACGGGTTTGATTGCGGGAATTAACGGCACGTGGCGGTCCAGCGCGGATGCGGTAGGCGAAGGCGGTGTGTCGCCAATGGAGTTTGCGAAGGCAATTATTGAAAACGAAGCGGCTGGCACGCTGACCCAGTACACAAAGAAAGACGTGGAAAACGGCGCAAAAGATGGGTCGCTGACGGTTTATCAGTTAGGCAAGTCTACGGTGGGAGAGGGCGGTCTGAGCGTGTGGATGGGCGTCAAGCGTGGCGTCGATTACCGCGAAGATTTTGGCAACGCCCCACAGGTGCAGGCGGCGTTTGCCAGAGGCGATCTGACAGATAATGAGACGGCGCTGGTCGGCGTGATTAACAATGAGCTTGGCGCCCGTGGCATGAGTACGTTCCAAATACTGAAGGGTATTGAAGAGGGCGTCACTGTGCTGGACGCATATAGTGTGCGCACGAAGCACAATCCCGATGGACTGTTGCCGTCAATCTATGGTACGTTCGGGTTCGAAGTTGTGGCGACAATACCGTTTGACCCACAGTATCGCACGCCAGCACACGACGCGGCGTGGGAACGACAAGGATGGACACCAGACGACGGGCTACCCAGCCTCGTCATCATGAAATACAGAGGCAGCGATGAATTACGATCAGAAGCAACTAATCGCTTTGTACGAGAGGGCCAAGAAGGTCTTGGGGCCACAAGCCAGCAGGACGCTGGCCATGAAGCCGCGCGGACAGGCGTTTTCAACGGCGATCAGCAGGACGCTGAGGGCGGTCGGGGGCCCGGAGAACGTGACGGACGAACAGATACTGAGCGCCTATCAGATCGCGCACAACGTCTTTCCGGTCGAGCTAGAAGCTTTATCGCCGCTGTTCTCAGGGCCGACACAGCCGTCACAGATGCGCTAAAGATAGACGCTTCAGACGTTCAAGCGCTGCGTGACACATATGGTGACGTTGATCTAAAGCAAGATCAAGAACTAGAAGCCCCCGGAGAGCGAGGGCCTAGAGGTCTTACCCGTGTGCCCGGACCCCTTGGCACTGGCGCTGTTCTTGGCACGTCACCAACATTTGTTAAGCTGACGAAGGCAGAAAACAAAACTACATTTATGCACGAAAGCGCGCATGTCTTTTTGGAGA